CCCCGTCAGTACCAAGGCAAGCCGCAAGACGTACTGGTTTGTGTGCAATGGGGTTTTGAGATGGGGCTACAACCCATGCAAGCGCTTCAAAATATCGCGGTAATCAACGGCAAGCCTAGCGTCTATGGTGATGCGGCCATGGCATTGGTGCAGGCTAGTTCTGTGTGTGAGGACATTGAGGAGTATTTTGAAGATGAGGGCACGCCAAACCCCATCGCTGTGTGCGCGGCCAAGCGCAAGAACCGCAAACCCGTGGTGGCTAGGTTTAGCGTCGAGGACGCCAAGCGCGCTGGACTATGGGGCAAGCAAGGGCCTTGGAGCAGCTACCCGAAGCGAATGATGCAGATGCGTGCGCGTGGCTTTGCCTTGCGTGATGCGTTCCCCGATGTACTTAAGGGGTTAATCACTGTCGAAGAAGCCCAAGACTACCCAAGTGATGCTATCCCAAAGGATGTCACGCCAGCTGCCAACCCGCTAGATCGGATCGCAGCGCCTGAGCCTGTGGATAACTCTGTGGAAAACCTTGTTGAGCCTGCTATGGAGGAGCCTGTGGATAACTCATTTGATGAGCGCCCAGAGCCTGAGCCAGAAACAGAAATTGTGGTGTCAGGTGAGGAGCCGTCGATAGAAGACGAGACTGTAACCACCATTGCGAGCGCAGAGTCATGGCCATTGTGTGTGCCAGGTAAAGACGATATCGTGTACACGGGGTTTGATGAATGGTCAAAGGCATACGAGGATCTAGCTAACAAGGTAGCAAGCAACGGGCGCATGGCCGCTGAGACCAAGCTAGAAAAGCTGCGTGCTTTGCATGAGGAAAACAAGTATTGCATGGACAGGTTGTCAGCTGAAACAAAGGTGGCATTTATACAACGCGCATCCGAGCGCAGAGATTACATCATGGGAGGGTGAAATGAAACATCAGCCGTACACGCCAGCAGCAAAGACCGACGTCATGACCACCTGGAGGCGGTTTGGGTACACACCACCATCTGAGGAGCAGTTCTACCTAGACAAATGGAAACTCTACCGTAGCCTATATCTACAGGAGCACGAGGAATGCCAGAGCAAAGATATTGCACCCAATGCCAAAGGACTAAGCCGGTGACCGACAAAAGCCAATGGATCGTAAACAAGACCCGTCGCTGGCAATGCGAGTGGTGCCTGAGCCGGATCAAAAAACCGGAGGACATGTGCCGCTTTTCTTCAAAGTCACCGTCATTGTCATCGCCAGCTGGACAGCAGCGCTGATATACATACTCAATCAAATATAGGAGCAACACCATGGACGACACACAAGAACTACACGAAGAGCGCGAGAAAGAGATTAAAGAGCGCATTGAGAATCTATCTCAGTCAGCTGCTGATCAGTTTATGTTGAGCCACCGAGATCACCTTGACGTGATGAGCCTGTACAAGATATACAAACGGGGTTATCGCGACGCCATTATGGACGTGGTGATTAGGGGTAGAACATCAATTTAACCGGGAGATATAGTTATGAAATCAAAAACACCAGAGCAAAAATTTACGGTTGACCGCCCATACAAGCACAGCCAAGCCATGCTAGAGGCCATCAAGAGAATAGGTAATCACCCTAAGCCGGTGAGCATGAGCACGAATGTTCCTGAATTTATAGACTTTAAGCAAAAAAAATGAGCGATAAAATAAACAAGCCACCGCATTATGTGTCGCACCCGAGCGGTATAGAGTGCATCGAGGTAACCGAGCACATGAACTTCAACCTTGGCAATGCTGTGAAATATATTTGGCGCGCTGATTTGAAGGGCGACCCGACAGAGAATTTGCGAAAGGCAGCTTGGTACATCAACAGAGAACTAATGAGGAGAGAACGTGAAAAGGCCAACACAAATTCGACAGCAAATTAGAGAGTGCATCGCCAGTGGCATTAGCAAACCACAAGAGATATCTGCGGTAATTGGGTACAAGGCCAGTTATGTAAGACAGATGATTGGCAGAATGATCAATGACAAGGAACTGGAACGGGCCACAGTGAACGGTAAATCAATGATTGGATTCGGCCTTGGTCAGCGATTGCATGATCCTTTTAACTTGTGCAAGGTGGCAGCCGAGCCTACCAAGGAAGGACGCAAGGTACGCAAGACACCTAGTGTGATGCCGTACAAAGAGTTTCAGTACAGGGGGTCAATAGAGAAAAGGGCAGAATCATGAGTATTGAAGCGATAAAGCAAGCGTTGGAAGAATTACAGTATGTATTAAATTCCAGCACCAATGAAGACTTTCCACTTCATGGCAACAGTTTTGACAAAACAATTAGCATCTTAGAACAAGCCATTGAGCAAGCAGAGAAGCAAGAGCCTGTTGGCGAAATAGTGCAAGCGTTTGAGGGGTTGACTGCCGTAAGTATTCCAGTCATGCCGCCAGTCGGGACGAAGCTGTATGCCGCACCGCCGCAACGCGAATGGGTCGGGCTGACGGATGCAGACATTGCTCATGCAATGCACGGTAACGTCGAAGGTAGCAACATGCTTCCGTATCAATTCGCACGAGCTATTGAGGCTAAGTTAAAGGAAAAAAACACATGAAAAGCTCTTTGCAGCTACGTTGGATGGTATGCCAAGGCGAACGTGTTAAGTCGATGCTTTTACAATACCGATGCCAAGACGATGAGGAATGGCAAACCGTGCGAGAGGTAGCCGTTAGCCGAGATGAGATAGAAAAATACCTAGCGCTAGAGGAGAAAGACAGTGCACCAAGACAAAGGCCAAACCCCTTGTGCGGCAATGACTAGCTGTTTTTAACCTGTATCTGTATGCAAGTTACATCGAACGCAATCACTTCGGGGTCTGCTAGTAGCTGTCTGCTAGCACCGTCTGCTAGTTCAATACAGCCCTGCTCTGTCCATGTTGGGTGAGAGTCTACAAACGCGCACCCAGCTTCTAAACACATATACACAATCGCTATCCACATACCATCACCTCATTGGTTGACCCTCACATACTGCGTTGTACACCTCGATAAATCTAGCGCCGCTTTCTAGCGTCTCTGGCGTGTCTTTTACGCTATAGGTAGGCAAGTCCCTAGCCAGTTCCCTACAGATCGCTCTCTGCGTCTCTGAGCCGCTTGTACTTGCGCAAGCGCTCAATAGGAGTAGCGTTGTTGCCATCAGCGCGACGAACCCTATCTGCCGCATCCTCGATCTTTCTTGCTTGCTCATTGTCTGCCCTTTCCATTTCCACCTTGGTGTCATCAGAACCACGCTTGCGCCCGTACATATACACACCAAATATGGCCGCCAATGCCGAGCCTATGGCTATCACGTACCCTTTGATCTTTAGCCATATTGCCATTGCCCTGTCCTCATTTGATCTGCCAAGCGCTGTGCCCGATTTGGGGTCTGTCGTGCCCAGAGTGACTTCATCATGTTGTCAGCCGCACCATCGTAGTCACCTGCCTCAACCTTTCTCAGCGTGTTCTTAAACTTCATCAGCCCTGACATACCTAGCTGAAAACTCATGTTAAGCAACACGGCTTTGCGAGCATCGTCTAGCCTGTCAAAAAAATCAATTGCATTTTCTAGCACGTTCAACCTGGCGTTTACATCATTTTTCAGCAGGTAAAGTGCCTCATCCTCAGAGATGCCACCGCCCTTGCGTTTATCAATTAGACGGCCATAACCTATTGTGGTGTAGCCAAGAGTGTCCGCATAGGCGTGTAAGACTAGGCCTTCATCCTGTTTTATCTGATCCGTGGCCATTGCTATCCACTTGTTTGATAACTCTGGCGATGGGGCTGGCGAGGACGCAGATGACGCCGATGACTTTGACGAGGCTGTCTGGGACTTGCTCGGTGATTTCTTGCGGGAGAGTGCTGTAAATAGTTGCGAGAGCATGGGGGAATCCTTCAGCTAATGTTAGTAATGCGCCGCCGATAATCGACAGTCTGACCGACCACCAGCGCGACCAGTTGCGGGAATCGTCGACTAGTTTCATACCGACTGACCCCTAAAGTAGGCAACACCATCCACGACATAACAGAACTCAGGGTAAAGTAACTTGCCGTCGCAGATAGTCAGCACCGCAAAACCGCTGGCATGGTTCTTAGGGTTATCCTCCCCATAGCTCATATGCTCGCCGTCAACCTCTGCTAACGTGCCTGTGTCAATGCCAAACCGTGAGCCGTTATAGTCTGACCATATCGTAGCCTGAAGCCTGTGTAGATGGCCTGTGACAATACTAATACCCGCTTTGACAGTATTGTTATAAGTTGCATGAATGCCATTATGATACCGGTGCTTAATCATCAGGTTATCGTTAACCATCATACTAAGTACGTGCTTCCATGCGGGGAAGTGGTCGCGCAAAGCAAAACCTTGAACACCCTCATATTCTGGCGCGGCTTGTGCAAGCCTAGCTTCGTACCTCATGTCGTGGTTGCCAATTGTCCACACACGCAAAGCATTGCCAGATACCTTGTCAACCTCATCTAAACGCTCTGCGACTGCTTCTAGTTCCTCTTTGACCGTAGGCGGTCTGACCGCATCCCATGCCGCTTTAGGGTAACGAGAGATGGTAGCGCCGTCGAACACGTCACCGTTCATGCACACAATTGACGGCTGATGTTTCTTGATTAGCTTAACAAAAGCCTTGTGCGCTACAGAAGCCTCGCCCGGATGATAGTGGCAATCACTGGCTACAAATATCTGCCCGTTGTACAGTTTAGCGTCCGCCCGTGCCATGTGGTGACGGTAATAGAATCGCTCGCTTTTCTGACCCGCTTGCGCCTCTGAGTTTAATGCTATTCCTAGCTTTTTCTCAAGCCTGTTCCTGCGGTTGTATATTGACCTTATGCTTATTCCTGTGGCGTCTGACAGTCTTGCAGGGCTTTGGTACTTCTCCCATAGCTCTATAAACTGTGCGTCTGTCAATTGCATTTGCTACCCCTTCAGGTCGCCCAGCACTGTCATTTTTTTTATCATGCCTTTGGGAATACCGATTAGATTTGCACAGTCACCGTCAAACCATGTCTGCGCCAGAACTACCCCTTGCTTTGTGTCATCCATCAGGAAACCAATCGACCAACATGGGTCAAATGTTCCTGTTGTTGGTGCTCCAAATTGCCAAGCGTCCTTGTGATAAGCGTCTACCCACTCAACCAGGACTAACTTGGGTGATTTCATTTTGTCCACCGTTCCCAGATAATGGTAGTGGCCACACCGAATGCTGATAAGAATGCCGCTACTTTTAAGATGCGCCCTGAGAACCTAGCGAGCCAATCAAGTGCGATGAACGCGCCCTTAGCATTTTGAAATGCCGAGACAACCTCAGCGGTTTGATTGTCGATCTTATCGACCTTGGTTTCGACAGCCACTAGGCGGTCATATATCTGCTTGTGGCTAACCTCTTCCATCTCGACACCCTCAGTGGACTGTTTCATAACATAATTGTACTGGTGCTTACTATACCTTAGTCTATGTTTTTAGTCACGGTTAGCCCCATACAGAGCAATACCGACCGCAAGCGCTGAAGCAAGCATCTCACCAAATCGTCCGTCACTGCATTCAGTTGGCAAGTCTTGCCCCTGTATGCCCATGTAGATGCACCCCAAAGAACTGGTAATCACGACAAGTAACTGTGTCCCAATGACAGCGGCAATCAAATAGAAAGCGGCTTTCTTAGGGTCAAACATTACTTGGGAAAGTCCTGTTTCGTAAACCCGAATCGCCCAATTGTAGACAAGTCCTCCACATCCTCCCAGACGGGTGGGATTTCAGGGCCGTCATAGTCAGGGTCACTATAGTTGTCAGGACGCACGGCTACGTCTTGTTTGCGGGTCATTGACCCAGCCAAGGCAGACATAAACTCGTCATATTCTGGTGTGCCTTTAACGGCTTCCAAGTCCTCACGGGTATTGATAACGGTTTTAGATAGTGATTGCATGACGATTCCTTATCCATGTAAAAAGATTGTTTGTATCAGCCCATTTTGCATGGCCTGACCACGATGCTATAAACTTACTAAGAGAATCAAAGTCTTTGTGCTTAATGAATTTTTGCACTTTTCTCTTGGCTCTGACAACCGAATCTTTGCGGATCAACTTATGAGTAGCCCAAATCCTGTAGCCAAGAAAGTTGATCCCGTGCGATGTCGGGCTAACTTGCCACTTGCTAATGCCCATGCCCAAATCCGTTTTTGCGAATGCTTGTATTTTATCGAACGAATCTCGCAAACGGTCTGGGTCGCTATCCAGAATAACAATGTCATCCATGTATCTAGCCCAGTGCCTGTGGCCAAGATTGAAATGGATAAACCGGTCAATCGGGTTGCCGTAAGCATTGGCAAATAACTGGCTTGTCAGGCTACCAATCGGTATGCCAAGCCCTTCAGTCGGGATAATCTCACGCAATATCTTTAGGGTTTGCTCGCACCTGATCTTTTTGTAGATCATCTGGTGCAGTCTGGTGCGGTTGACGCTAGGGAAAAACTTGGCAAAGTCGGTTTTCAGAAAATACTTGTGATTATGTCGGCGCAATAATGCCTGAACGTGTCTGATACCGGCGTGCGTACCCATCCCGATCCTGCAAGCAAAAGTGTATGGCAACAATGATCGGTCAAATATGGGCGTGATTACATTGCAAACGGCGTGTTGCACAAGCCTGTCTTTGAAATCCAATGCTGAGATTAGCCTTGGCTTTGGCTCGTAGATAATGAAATTGCGGTAATCGCCAATGGTGTATTCGCCAGCTTTTAGCTCATCCTGAATCTTGATCAGATTGGCTTGGGCGTATTCTTTGAACTCCAAATAACCAAATGACATACGCTTGCCGCAAGACGTTTTTCTGTACGCCTCTTGCAAATTCTCCATTGTTGTTATTTTGTCTATCAGGTTGCGATGCTTTGCACCCATAAAATCGACCTCGCTTTTCGATGTTTCACTACTCTGCGTTCTGTCGAATCCTGAAGTGTATTTCCCGAGGGAGGACAAAACTGGCTGACCACATGTGGATAGGTCTGACCATAAAGCCGTGGCGTTTACGGATCGGTAAAACAATGCAGACACAGGCAAAGCGCGACCCGATGTTGTTGTTCGAGTTCGATGCGGCGTTGTTCCAATTGGAGCATCGTGAACCGGAGTTCGAGCCGTTGTTCCAGTTGCCGCCAAATAGCGCAGTGCTTTTACCCAGCTTGCCCCTGCTTTTGCCTTCGCTTTATCCAACTGCCTAACATTGCCCCGACTTCTGCGACCAAGACTTGCGCCGTTTGAAGTTGATGCACAGTCATGCATCGGATAGATTGAAGGAATCGCATCCAGAACCGCAAATGCGCCAGACCTGCATCTGCGGTGTAAATCTTGGATACTTGGTTGCTTTTGCCCGCTTGGAACAAAAGGTCTGGCTGACCCATTAGACAGTGCAAAAACATATCCCGTGCCACGCCGTGCTTGCGTGGCATTGATTGGGCGATTGGATACAGATAGGCAATCACCCTTTCGTACTTCTCCACAATAGCCATTTGATCGTAGCACTTACCAACCTCGTCTATTGGTTGCAT